AAGTTATAACAGAACTTGGTGGTCAGGTTTGGCAAGTCCGTAGAGGAGAGATGCCACAGTGGTTTATTGATCGTCAACATTCAACAGGATTTATTCCCACAGACGTACACGAAAGTGAGTGGGCATGGATAGATGTTGACAGTGCATTTGATATTATTTTAACAAATAATGGCACACTTCAAGAGCTTGAAAAAAGTGTTTTGGACACATTAAGTACGTAGTTATCCTCTTAACCGCCCTATATAAGTATGCTTCTGCTAAATACAAACAGTTACTAAAACACTGAAAGATTCAGAGGAGAATATATTATGGCTACTTTAGTTTCCCCAGGCGTTTCCGTAACAGTAGTAGATGAGAGTGCATACGCATCTCCAGGAACAGGCACAATCCCATTAATTGCGATTGCAACTCGTTCAGACAAATCAGACCCTACTGGTACAGAAGCAGACGGAATTGCAAAGTACACAAAGTTAGCAAATGCTGGCCAAGTTGTACCTGTTACATCACAACGAGAACTGACACAGTTCTTTGGTGATGCGACATTCACCGCCGCAGAAGGCAGTGAAACAAGTGAGTACGGTTTATTAGCCGCTTACAGTTTTCTAGGACAAGGCGCACAAGCATATGTTGTTCGTGCTAACGTTGACCTAGCAGATTTAATCCACAGTGCAACAGCACCAACAGGCGCAGTTGCTGGTGGAACATATTGGTTAGACACCAATGCAAGTAAATACGGTGTACACGAATGGAACGGCACAACATGGGGACTACAATCAGTCACAGTTGAAGTTGATGCTTCCGCTACTTCAGGCGAAATTGCTGGTGCTTATACACCAGGTGCAACTGTTGTTAACGGCGACTACTTGGTTGCAGTATTAATTGAACCAAGCGTAGACGTTGCTGTACACTATTTTAAAGGTGTAGGCGGAGCATGGGAAAAACTAGACAGTTCATCAACTGGTACAGTTTCATATGCAGCACACTACAGCGCACCTACATCACCAACAACAGGTGATACATGGATCAAAACAACAGCACCAGGCAATGGCCTTAACTTAGCAGTATACAGTGCAAGTGCAGCTGGTGTATTTGGTGCCGAAACAGTTGAAGGTGTAACTTCTACTCAAGGTGGTAGTTCGTTTGTCAAGCAAGACGGTACAGCAGTAGCAACAATTGCTACACTTACAAACAGTGATATTCAGTTAGAATTGTTTGCAGCCGCCGTCGGCGGATTTACAATCAACAATACAGCAAGTAATGCTTCAACACCAATTGTTGCTCCAATTATTGCACAAGACGCAGAGCCAACAGGCACACCTGCTAATGGTGCGTTATGGTTCAACAACACACGTACAGATTTAGACATCTTAACACGTAAATCAAGTGGCTGGTCACGGAAGCAAGATACTGACATCCAATATTCAGTTACTGAACCAACACAAAAGAAATCCGGTGCAGCTTTAGACACAGGTGATATTTGGGTTGATACTGGTGCAGTTGAACGTTCACGTCCAGCATTATACCAGTGGAATGGTTCAGCGCATGTATTACATGACAACACAGACCAAACTACACAAGACGGTGTAGTATTTGCTGACTTTACTGACGAAACACGTACTGCTTTAGCAAGTGGTGCAATTACAGCAATTACTGGTGCTCCAGATTATCAACTATACCCAACTGGTATGTTGGCAGTTAATATGGGCATGAGTAAAAATACTGTACGTAGTTGGAACTCAACAGCTGGTGCATGGCGTAACGCCGCCACTAACCACGCAGATGGTAGTGGAGCATTTGGTCGTTTAGCTCAACGTAAAGTTGTTACAACAGCGATGCAAGCCGCAGTAGCAGGCAACGAAGACCTACGTGACCCAATGCGTAACTTTACACTATTAGCAGCTCCTGGTTATCCAGAAATGACTGATGAGTTAGTTACACTAAACAGTGACCGTGGCGAAACAGGCTTTATCATTATTGATACACCAATGAGAAAAACACCAACACAAGCAACTGCTTGGGTACAGGGTGTTGGTGCAAGTGAAAATGGTGAAGATGGTCTTGTTACTAAAAATACATATAGTGCAGTTTATTATCCAGCAGGACGTTCAACAACTCCAGCCGGTACAACTGTAACTGTTCCACCATCACACATGGCATTATATCAGTATGCATACAATGATAATATTTCTTATCAGTGGTTTGCTCCAGCTGGTTTAACACGTGGTGTGGTACAAAACGCAAGTGCCGTTGGGTATATTACAACTGAAGAAGAATTTAAAGCAGTTGCATTGACTCAAGGACAGCGTGATAGTATGTATTCAAACAAAATGAATCCAATTGCAACATATCCTTCAGAGGGCGTTGTGTTTTGGGGACAGAAATCACTACACAGTACAACAAGTGCATTAGATCGTGTTAATGTAGCACGTTTGGTTGCGTTCTTGAGAGAGCGATTTGATGAAATCAGTCGTCCATTCTTGTTTGAGCCAAATGATACACCAACACGTGCAAGAATTGCAGCTGTGTTTGAAGGCTTCATGAGCGACATTTTAGCAAAGCGTGGTGTTACTGACTTTGCAGTAGTTTGTGATGCAAGTAATAACACACCAGCACGTATTGACCGTAACGAATTGTATGTAGATATTGCGATTGCACCTACTAAGTCAACCGAATTTATTTACATTCCAATTAGAATTGTTAATACTGGCACATTATCGTAAGATAATACCTTAAGATTTAAAAGACCGCCAATGGCGGTCTTTTTTTTGGCTGAAAGACATAAATATAGATAACAACAAAACTTTTTCATAAGAGGAGAAAAGACAATGGCTGTTTTAACAAATTTAAGTGTACCAACAACGAGCAATAGCGCACCTGGTACCATCATGCCCAAAATGCAATATCGCTTCCGTGTATCATTTGGTTTTGATACTGCTGAAGTAATTACTAGTAATGTAATCAGTGTAACACGCCCGACACTAAGTCATGACGAGGTTACTTTAGATACATACAACTCACGTATCTACCTAGCAGGTAAGCATACATGGGAAGCTGTTTCAATCGTTATACGTGACGATGTAGCAAACACCGTAATCAATCAAATTGACAATCAAATGAGTCAGCAGGTTGATATGGTTAACCAAGCAAGTCCAAAGAGTGGCGCAGCTTATAAATTCCAGTGTAATATTGAAACACTAGATGGTGGTAATACAACTGCCACTGTATTAGATACATGGGAATTATACGGTTGTTACATTCAAAACGTAGCATATGGCGAAAGCAACTATGCAACAAGTGAAGCTCAACAAATTACAGTTACACTACGTTATGACAACGCACAACATAAAGGCTCTGATAACCAGGATCTATTCGTTGGCGGTGACGTTGGTGATACTGCAATAACAGCAACAGCTAACGGTTGATCGTAATTAGCCATGTCGATTCGTAATCACGCAACAGAGGCCTTCGGTACAGGAACTACCGAAGGTCTTCTGACTGGTATACCTAGACAAAAATTTAATTTTACTCTTAGTATTACTTTATCAGATTCTGGCAGTCCTATTGAGTTTACTCGCATACAGGACTTAACATTGCCAGGCTATAGCTTTGATACACAAATCGTCAATCAATACAATCAAAAACGTGTTGTACAAACTAAACTTAATTATGGAACACTTGGTGTAACATTTTATGACACATTTGATAATAGTTTTCATGACATCCTAAAACGATACACGGCCAATTACTACAACAGTGGTAATGGTATTGGCTTGTTTACTGATTTTGGTGAAAATACAGATAGTCCAATCAATCCATTACATTCTACTACAAAAGGTCTAGATCCCACAGGTGACAGATATTTTGTACCAGAAATAATGATTACACAAAATGGAATGGCTGGAACAGCACAATTTAGACAAACAAGACTTAAAAATTGTATGCTTACTCAAGCAAACGGCGATACACTAAATTACAGTGAAAGCGCACCTGTAGTATGGACTACAACTTGGCAACCTGAAACAATACACGTTGTTGATATCCCCGCCACTCAAGCAACATAAATACTCATATGGCTAGAAACTATATACAGGGCAAATATGAGCCCGTTAACAAAGAAAAGTATCTTGGTAAACGTGTGCCAATATATCGCAGTGGATGGGAACTACAATTCATGCGTATGTGCGATAAACATCCTAACATATTAGGATGGGCTAGTGAAA